AGATTCTCCCCACCGGAACATAGCATACAGATGGGGCTGAAAGCTGCACGAGTTGATGATTCGTGTGTGGTAGTGGGTGTAGCCCTTTCCCAAAACATAAACCCACCACCACGGTGTTATTGGTGTAATGGCAGCACCCCTCCCTGTGAAGGAGCTTGTCTGGGTTCGAGTCCCAGATGACACCCCGGACGTACGCAGGCCGACCGACGAACGGTTATCACTTGTAAATGATGATTTCTTGGTTCGAATCCAAGCCAGCCCTTGTGGTTGGTAGTGTAACGGTAACACATTCCCCGTTCATCATCTTTTGCTTGCGTACACCTTGCCCGATTAGCGTAATGGATCACGCAGGGGTGTTCTAAGCCTTATCACACAGGTTCGATTCCTGTATCGGGTGCCCTTGAAAGGGAGGTTGGCTGTTGCTTAGAGTTACTGTAGACTTGGTTCCATACGGGAACGGAAGCCGCGCCCGCTGCATTCGGTCGCTGGAAATCTCGAACATCACCGGAGCATCCATTGAGGGTGATCCGCAGGACTATCGTGTGACCTCGATGGGTGAAGAGATTGACATCATCGATGGTTGGGATGCGTCCAAGCCGGTTGAGTATCTGGTCATCACGGCACTGGCTGCGTTGGCTCAGAACCCCTTGAAGGATTACTATTAGCGGTGTGGGTAGGGCTGGTTGCTCTAGTGACTCTTATAAGGTCGCATCGTTGGTTCGACTCCAACCTCACCGACCGGGACTGTCTGAAATGCGGGAAGCCTAGTAGCGACACTGAATACGTATAAGGTGTGCGCGAAGTGCCAGCGTTAGGTTTCCAGTCCCACCCTTGCCCGACTCGCATAATGGTAGTGTGAGTGCGTTACATGCACAAGGAAGAGGTTCGATTCCTCTGTTGGGTACGAGGGCTTGGCACCCCCGTAAATAGGCCACGCTGCTGTCCGTGAAACAGCGTTACCAACACGGACTATATGGACTCATAGCATAGCGGCTAGTGCGGTGGCCTTTCAAGCCATTGAGTGGGGTTCGATTCCCCATGAGTCTACCGATTGGTGTCTAACGACAGGAGCTACATTGGTTCAGCAAGGCTACATCAACCACGTTGGGTTGGTACTCGACAGATCGACCTCCATGCGCTATCTCCGTGATTCCACGGTGAAGGTGGCTGATATGCAGGTTCAGTATCTGGCACAGCGTTCGCAGGAACTCGACCAAGAGACACGGGCTACGGTGTACCAGTTTGGGAACACCACCGAATGTCTTTACTACGACAAGGATGTGCTGAGGCTACCGTCTATCGCACAGACCTACAATATTCAGGGCAACACCGCACTGATCGACGCAACCATCAACTGCATCGAGGACTTGCAGAAAACCGCAACACTCTACGGAGACCATGCGTTTCTGATCTATGTTCTCACCGATGGTCAGGAGAACAGCAGCCGCAAGACACTACCACAGTTGAAGGCATTGCTCAACAACCTGCCCGACAACTGGACACTGGCTGTGTTCGTACCCGACCAGAATGGTGTGTTCGAGGCCAAGAAGCTCGGGTTTGCTCCCGGCAATATCGCGGTCTGGGACACCAGTGAGAAGGGTATCAAGGAGGTCGGTGAGACAATCCGACGCACCACCGATGCCTACATGGAAGCACGCGCAACCGGCATACGCTCCACCAAGGGGCTGTTCGAGTTGGGTGTGGGGAATGTGTCGGATGCGATACTCTCAGACAAGCTGGCCCGTGTCAGCGGCTGGGCCTATAAGATGTATCCGGTCGCAGCGAAAGAGGACATCTCCTCATTCGTCGCACGCAACACCGGCAAGCCCTATCGCAAGGGATCAGCCTTCTACCAGCTTACCAAGCCGGAAGAGGTACAGCCGCAGAAGGCAGTGTGTGTGTACAGCCGACACTCTGATACACTCTATGAGGGAGCGCAGGCACGCAAGACGCTGGGGCTACCGGACTACACCGTCAAGGTGGCACCGGTCGATCACCCAGCCTACGACATCTTCATCCAAAGCACCAGTACGAACCGAAATCTGGTGCCGGGTACCAATGTACTCGTGTTCTAAGGGGCTTCGGCCCCACTTTCAGGCATTAGCGCAGCGGACAGCGTACGCGGTTTGGAACCGTGTGGTCGGTGGTTCGAATCCACCATGCCTGACCATCGAGCCATCGTATAGAGGCTAGTACCGATGCTTCTCACGCATCAAACAGGGGTTCGATTCCCCTTGGCTCGACCATGCAGGCACAGGTTTGAATCCTGTACGTGCTTCGGCACGCTTAGTGTAGTGACTGGCACGGCATGACATGTCCTCATGGTGTAGTGGCCTAACATGCTTCCCTGTCAAGGAAGAGAACGCGGATTCGAATTCCGCTGGGGGCGCAAGTATCGCGGCAATCTGGGCCTAATCAGCCCGGTGGTCAGGAAGGTGGTAGAGACTCTAACGCTGACCAAACCCCTTGACAACAGAGCGATGCGATGGTAATCTCGTACTGAGAGGATGGTGTGGATTACATGCACAAAGCTGATACTCCTAACGGAAAGCAAAGCTCGTGTTGCACACACTGGAACAAGCATACGAACAAGTGGGAGAAGCGTAGCTGCTGGTCATCGGTACGGAGGATCACACGCGACTGGCTGAGACAACAGCAATACACTCCAACGTAGCAAACGTGGTCATTGCACCTGTTTGAAGCACAGGCTATATCAGTTCGATTCTGATCGTTGGAACCCCTAGAAAGGGACGAGCATGGACACGCATCCCTATCAGGTTATGTCTCAGATCAGCGGTAACCGCATGGAGGTAGGTCGTGCTGACAACCTGCACACCGCTACGTTCGCAGTGGAGTGCCTACGTTTTCTGGCTCATAACGTGCGTCAGGTCTCGGGAGGTAGATACCTCGAAGAGATGATGGCTTTCTGGGTAGAAAATACACCTACTGGTGAACCGGACATCACGTAGCCCTGCGGAGGCTGAGGAACAGGTTCGATTCCTGTGTGGGTGACCGTCCCTATAGCGTACTGCATAGCGCGAGACGCTTCGAACGTCTAGGACAGGGTTGGATTCCCTGTAGGGATACCGGTGTGTTCCACCCCACCGCACCCAAAATCGAAGGGGTAGCCTTGCAAGCCGTGGTGTGGGAGAGTAACCACGATAAAACTAGCCCACCATGCCTTCATAGCATAGTGGTGATGCACCTGTTTTGTAAGCAGGCTACGCGGGTTCGATTCCTGCTGTTGGCTCCCTTACCCACGCCCGGTCACTCGTGTGGGTCTGTGCGTGTAAGAGTGGCTGTCCTTGACGCAACGGCTATCCTCAGTGGCTAGAGTGCCGTAACGTTGCGATCCTGCGGTCATCATCCTCGGTGACTTAGCGGCAGAGCTATAGGCTCGACCGGGGCACCCCTTGCCCCAAGCATCCGGCACTGGTCTAATGGCTGGGCCTCTGCCTTCCAAGCAGAAGATGAGGGTTCGATCCCCTCGTGCCGGTCTTTGCCAGCCATAGCTGGCTACAGTATCGGCCACATTGAGTGGCCGAACTCATGTACCATTGGTCTAGCGGCTATGATACGACATTGCCAATGTTGTGACGCGAGTTCAATTCTCGCATGGTACACTCTACGCTCCCTTGGTGGAATTGGTATACACGGCAGGCTTAGACCCTGCTGGCCGCGAGGCTGTGCGCGTTCGAATCGTGTGGGGAGTACAAAACTGTACGAAAGTACAGTATACAGGACACCATATCGGGTGTAGTCTGTATATGGAAGGTTGGCAGAACGGTTGATTGCACTGGTTTGCTAAACCAGCGACCGCAAACGAGAAATGCGGTCTCAGGGTTCGAGTCCCTGACCTTCCTCCTGTCGGGCCGTAGGGTATGGGTTACCAAAACTTATTGATAGAGTTCAGCCTTCGGGCATCTCCCATCCCGTTCTTTGCTCGACATTGCTTTTACTGCGGTAAATGCCGCTAGATTGGACTGTCCGATGACAGCCACAATTCTTCGTCACACCAACCCCAAGGCCGCTGCACCAAAGCGTGTGGTAGCCAACAACTCCGGTGGCCCAGCCTATGAGGTGGACGCATGGAGCCGACTGCATCGCTTCCTCGTACTCGGTACTGAGGGCGGCACCTACTACGTCAGCGAACGCGACCACGTTCTCGACAACGTGAAGAGCCTCGATGCTCTGTTGCAGGGCAACGGCATGGATGTCGTGGATGCTATCGTCAACATCTCCCAGAGTGGCCGCGCACCCAAGAACGACTATGCCATCTATGCGCTGGCCTACACCGCAGCCCACGGCACCACGCTGGCAGTGCGTCAGTACGCACTCAGCCACATCAACAGCGTCTGCCGCACCGGCACACATTTCCTGCAATTCGTGGATGCCATCACCCGCATGAGGGGCACTGGCCCCGCAGTACGCAAGGCTCTGGCAGCATGGTTCCTGCGTAAGTCTCCGGACGACGCAGCGTTCCAGATGCTGAAATACCAGAACCGGGCAGGCTGGACAATGCGTGATGTGCTGCGGATCGCTCACCCTAAGACCAGCAATCGTGCCATGAACGCACTTTTCGAGCATATCACCAAGCCTGATGCTGAGAGTATCGGTGTTGCTGCACCGGCTATTGTCTGGGACGCACAGTTCGCTAAGACAGCCAACGTTGACTCACTGGTGGGCCTCATCATCACACACCGCTTCCCACGCGAACTCATCCCAACACAGCACCTGAACAACCCGCGTGTGGCATCGGCACTGGCACAGACCGCACCCTACACCGCTCTGATGCGGAACCTTGGTAACTACTCCAAGGCTAACGTGTTCGACAGCCCAACTGTTCTCAGCGACACCGTTACCAAGCTATCTGACCCTGAGTACATCAAGAAATCGCGTGTGCATCCGATCAGCGTTCTGACCGCACACCGCACCTACACACAGGGCACGGGGTACAGAGGCAACAGTTGGTGGGTTCCGAACCCAAAGATCGTCGCAGCACTCGACCAAGCCTTCTACGCTTCGTTCGTGAACGTGGAGCCGATTGGACAGCCAATCATGGTCGGTGTGGATGTCTCCGCATCCATGAACCAGCCGGTGATGAACGGCATCCTCACCAGCGCAGAGGTTGCGGCAGCACTGTCGATGGTCTGGAAGCGCACAGAGCCATGGGTCACGGTGTTCGGGTTCAATCACGGACTGAAAGACCTCGACATCCGCAAGGGTGACGACCTTCAAACAGTCTGCTCCAAGACCCGTGGACACAACATGGGTGGCACCGATGTCTCGCTCCCAATCCAGCACGCACTGGACAACCGCATTCCGGTCGGACTGTTCGTTATCATCACCGACAACGAAACCAACCGTGGACGCAGAAACCCATCGGAACTGCTGCGTGAGTATCGTCGCGTGATGGGCATCGACGCGAAACTGGTGGTGCTGGCAACAGACGCAACCAGATTCACCGTCGCTGACCCGCTCGATAAGGGAATGCTCGACATTGCCGGTTTCGATAGCGCAGTGCCTGCCATCGTATCCATGTTCGCACGGGGCGAACTGAGCTAGAGTACCCTTCTTGGAGACCTGAGCAAGTCTCACTAAAAGGCTCAACACACGTCTCCGTAGCACAACGGTTACTGCTTCCGGCTCTTACCCGGTAGAATGCTGGTTCGAATCCAGCCGGGGACACCGTTCGCTTGTAGTCTAACTGGTAGGACACTTGACTTTGAATCAGGTAGGTTTAGGTTCGAATCCTAACGAGCGATCCACACTAGAAAGAGGCAGCATGTTTGAGGACAACACCCCGCTAGAGGTACAGGTTGAAGCTCTTGCCTCGTTTATTATGAAACACTTCCCTCAATACATCCTCGGTGATGGTGCTATTGGAACCGCAATCATCATCATGACCACCATTCTCGAATCGTCTAATGGTAGGACAGATGACTCTGAATCATCCAATGGAGGTTCGAATCCTTCTTTGAGAACATATCGGAACCCATACGACATTCTATACGATAATCGTTGGGCCGACTAGAAAGAGGCCGCATGGACGGTGAGATTGAAGCCTATCAGGTGACGCTCCATGAGTTGGAGTGGATCGGTGGACATGAGACGGTTGAATACTACTTCGACCGTGAGGACGCAGAGCGCAGGCTAAAGCACTACCTCATCTATATCCGGGCCATCTACCCCTACGCACTGGCTAACTACACCGAAGAGGAGTGGATCAAGGACAACATGCGTACGCTACCCGATGACCAGTGGGGGCGCATACACCGTGGTGGCTCTGAGTGCGGTGACATTTTGCAGATCAGTATCAAGGGAAAGGGCACAACATAACGAGCAATAACCAAGCTGGTTCACGGTGGCACACTGATAATGTGCATATCTAGGTTCGATTCCTAGTTGCTCGACCGGTTTGGCAGTATTACCGTCAGTTAATTTTTCTGATGAAAACTGCCTATATTCCTCGGTCGTATAAGGGTATTACGGGTGGCTGTTAACCACCATATCGTGGTTCGAATCCACGCAGGGGAGCTTTGTCGCACTAATTCATCTGGTAGAATGCGATCTTGGTAAGATCGATGTACTGAGTTCAAGTCTCAGGTGCGGCTCCGTGTCGGGGTGATGTAATTGGCAGCATCGCACTTTCGTAAAGTGTGCGTGTGGGATCGTTGCCCATCTTCGGCTCAATGTATCTATAGGAGGTCTTATGGTTCTTCCACCACAGGGTGGCCTACCGGGCGCACCCCCACCTATGCCCGGAGCTATGCCGGGAATGCCACCGGGTATGCCCGGAAGAGGTATGCCACCGGGCATTGGAGGCCCACCGGGCGCACAGGCACCAGCACCGCAGGGTCTGGAACTGATTATGATGATTCTACAGATGCTGATGGCCCAGCAGGGCAAGGGTGGAGCAGCACCGGGTGGCCCCGGAGGGGGCGGAATCGCAGCACTCCTTGGTGGAGCAGGAGGGCCGGGTGGCCCATCAGCAGGCCCACCGGGAATGGCACCACCGGGGCCGGGTGGCCCAGCGGGTGGACTACCACCATTCATGAATCGACTTACCGGGGGCAGGTAGCCCCCACCCACATTCCGTTCGTCTAATGGTAAGACAACTGCCTCCAAAACAGTTAACGCGGGTTCGATTCCTGCACGGTTTGCCATGGAAGGGCTAACATTGGTGTGTGTAGCACTCTTGAAAAGTGTAGGTGGTGTGAATCATCTGTGGGTTCGAATCCCTCACCTTCCGCAAAGGTACGTATAGACGTGAAAAATCAGGGGATCGACTGAGCGTCCAGTTCCCCAGCGTACCCTAACCCCTCCTACTGATCCCCCTCGTGACTTCGTTCACTGAGGCCGCAGACTGTGAGTTTGCGTGGAGGGTTCATGTCTGTTGTATCCTCGTATGCTATCGAACCGGCCAGTTCATAGCTTAGGACGAGGCCCGTTGTAACGAGCGGGGGTGTACCGCGTTACTCCTACACCTTGTGAGACCGGAAAGCTCACCGACAGACACCACGAGCCATTGATCGAGCAGTGAGATAGCTGGCTGCAACCCAGCGTACACTGGTGCAATTCCAGTATGGCTCTCCGTTCCGTAGCCCAACAGCAGAGGCAGCAGGCTCAAACCCTGTACAGTGGGGGTGCAACTCCCCCCGGAACTACTCCAATACTGCGGTGTAGGGAAGTGGTCATCCCGGCTGGCTCATAACCAGTATAACGTGAGTTCGAATCTCACCACCGCTACCAGCAAGAAAGAGCGTTCTTCGATACCGCAGAGTTTTTACTCCTTTGATGCAGGGTGATCGTAAGGTCGCTCTTTTTTGTGTTCTCGTGAATACTATTATGTCCCGCTAGAAAGGTGCTGATATGAAGCTGTGTAGAGTGTGTGGTGAGAGCCAGCCTCTAACGAACTTCTACCCACACCGTAAAGTGTGTAAGACATGCTTTAGGGAGCAGCAGTATAGGAATCTTGCAGTTAATAAAGAACACTATGCTGCATATCGTAGAAGATGGGAGAAGGAAAACCCCGAACCTCACCGACGAAGGCAGCAAAAGAGACGTGCTATCATGAGGAAAGCTACCATAGGTGTCGTGAATTTCGACGATGTTCTTATGCGTGATGGTGCCGTGTGCCATATATGCAACTGTACTGTGCCTCTAAATGAAATCGAATACGACCATGTAATACCGCTGGCCCGTGGGGGAGAACACAGTAACGATAATCTTCGTGTCGCTCATCGTTTGTGTAACATACGAAAGGGAGCGAAGATACTAGATGGAGGGTACTCCTATCAACATTAGACACGTTCTCGATGCGAATGGGCTGCACGCTGTGTACTTTCGTGACACCCCTCTCGCTAATGGTTCCTATGGCATGGTCAAGCCCTGCCTGCACCAAGCTCTCGTCAAGCGTCTGCCACTCAATCTCGAAGAGGGTGAAGAGCCAGTCGAGCAGGATGAGGTGATCGGTTTCGTTATTTCAAACGACCAGATCATACCAGCAGATGAGACCAGCGACGGTGTGCATTTCATGTGGTACATCAACAACGCAGGCATGAACCAAGATGAGTGGGTGCAGTATGTCACCGTCACCGTGCCCAATTGGGCGCAGCAGTGGCACGACAAGCATCACCCCGTTATCCAGATCGTACCCGATGAGGTACTAGAGTTGGAGCCGAAAAGCCGCAAGAGGAGGTAAGGAGGTCTATGGCTAATCCGCAGGAGGAACTACGACGCGCCCGTGCCAAGGAAGATTACTACAGGCTTCCGAACATACAACGCAAACGTAATCCAAACGCCCTCTATGAGTGGTATATCGAACGCTTCCAAGCAGACCCTGCCGACAAACCCAACATCCCCACCACCAACCGTGCAACGGTGTATAAGTGGCACAAGGAGGACAATTGGGATGAGTATTGCAAGCTCCGTGAACTCGAAATTATCGCTGACTCCGGAGCAGCATATGACGAATACCGAAAGCGGGGATATGACCGCATCAATAAGTCGATCCCAGACGTGGTGGATAGACTTATCGCTCTGGCCACAGCTAAGTCTGGTGTTCCTCCCAAGGAAGCCATCTCAGCAGCCATCGCACTGCTCGATAGAGTCGGTATGACGGCAGCAGCAGCGGTCAAGGACACGCGGCACAGTGTCGGTGTGGATAAGAACGAGGCTACCGGTGTAGCAGCACCCGACCTCGAAGCATCCGATGCCGACCTCATCAAGTATCTTGTAGCATCACAACAGGAGGAATCTCGTGGCTAACCTCTACGACGCAGAACAGAACGCAACCATCAAGCGCATCGGTAGCACCATGCGAAAGGCTGGGCCGATTACCCAGCGCAAGTTCTCCGCACCCGGAGAATCAAAGATGTGCAAGCAGATTCAGGGTGGATCAACCGGTGAAGGTAAGAAGGGAAAGGGTAGCTACTAATGCCATACGCAGTTCCCAAGAAGGGTGCCACAACCAAACGACCAGCCAAGCCGAAGCCGAAGCCACCGACCACAGGTGGTATTGGTGGTGGTGGAGGGGGTACGCTTCCGTTCACACCCATCAAGAGCGCAACGACTAACGCTGGTGGGCAGAAGAAGAAGAAATACTAGGAGGATCAATGGCTACAGGACAGACACTCGAAGAGCAGGCAGAACAGCGTAGGGCCGACCGTGCAGCACAGGCTGCTGCTGAGGCTCGTGTAGAACGCGCAGCAGAGCGCGAGGCACAGGCAGAGCGTGATGCACGCACAGCACAGCGTGTTGCAGAGACCGCAGCGTTCGCAGGGATTACGGGCGCTACTGGCCCAACCGGCTCAACTGGTGCCACGGGTACGACCGGGGCTACCGGCAGCACCGGAGCAACAGGACGCACCGGCCCAACTGGAAACCGACGCAATAACTAAGGATTATCTATGACAGCATCTCCGGTCACTCCTACGGGAGAACGGGAGTTCGTGTTCACTCTCCCCGACCACCCACCCACACTCCAAGAACGTGCCATCATCATGTATTTCATGAAGAAATTCAAGAACCACACCGCAGAGATGCGAGAACAACTCCACCAGCGGTGTAAAGATGATGCAGCATTCTTCATCAACATGTTCGGCTATACGTTCGATCCCCGCGAGAACATCGAGGATCACGACATACCCTTCATCCTCTACGATTTCCAAGAAGAACACATCGAGTTCATGAACGAACTCATCAGAGATGGTCGCAGCGGGATGATCGAAAAGACCCGCGACATGGGTGTGACATGGGTGACGCTGGCATGGCTGGTGCATCGTTGGATATTTACCGATGGATTCCAGTCACTGATTGGTTCACGTAAAGAGGACTTGGTAGACAACTGGACTCGGGACTCCCATTTCGGTAAGATCGAATACTTCATCGACATGCTGCCCAAGTGGATACTTCCCAAGGGATTCAGTCTCGCTCATCATCGTCTGAAATTGAAGCTCATCAACCCGGAGAGTGGCAATGTCATCATTGGAGAATCAGCCAACAGCCAGTTCAGCAGACAGGGACGCTACACCGTCATATTCTTTGACGAAGCTGCTTTCTGGGACGACCTTGGTTCCGCACTACGAGCCGCAGCGCAAGCGTCCCCCACTCGGCTCTTGGTTTCAACTCCCGGTGGCCCCCCTGAAAGTAATGCGTTCGCAGCAGAGCGGTTCGCAGACCCCGCACGATTCAGAATCCTGACGCTGCATTGGTCTCGACACCCGCTCAAAACACCAGAGTGGTACGCGGAGCAGCGTGAACAGATGTCCGACGAGGACGCTGCCCAAGAACTCGACATTGATTATCATCGATCTGGTCGAGGTACCGTTTATCCAGCCATGTCATTCATCCCCAAAGGTGAGTTTCTATGGGACAAAGACTGGTCTATGTTCGCATCATGGGACTTTGGTATTGCCGACGACACAGCCATCATATGGTGGTGTCGGCACCTGACAACAGGCAAGCTCAGGATGCTGGATTGCTACCACAACAACAACAAACCTATCGACTTCTATGTGCCGTTCGTAATCGGGTATATGCCACCAGAAATTGCACAATCCTATGAGTATACCGCAACCGAATTAGAACAGATTGGTGAACATGCCTATCTACCACGGTGTATGCACTACGGAGACCCCGATGTACATAAACGTGCCCTTAGCGATGGAACATCCGCGTTCACGAAATTGCAGAAATACGGCATCGTCATCATCAGCAACAAGAAACTGGCACAAGATTACGGAGAGCGTAAGAGACGCACCGATCTTGGACTCAAACGGATCGAGGGTATCAATTGGCCTGCTGCGGCACCGGCTTATGAAGCAGTTGCTGCGGCACGATTTCCACAACGCAAGGGACTAGGCTCCCAATCCACCGCTGAAATCAACAAGCCCATCCATGATTGGACAGAGGCTTACCGATCAGCGTTCGAGTTCTTTTTCTGCAACGAACCACCAGTAATCAGCGTACAGCGCCCACAGGCAAGCAGATCGCTCATGGCCTATGACCGCACCTAGGAGGAATATCTATGTCAATTGGTCAGCCACAGCTACCTCCTGAGCTAATGGCAGCTTTGGGTATTGGTGGCCCACCGAACCCACTCGCAGCACTGCTCGGACAGGCTGGTGGCCCAGCGGGTGGCCCACGACCACCGGGTATCATGCCCGGATTGGGTGGCCCCCCAACAAGCATGGGGCCGCAGCCGCAGGGTATAGGCACTCCTCCGGGGATGCCGAACCCAATGGCAGCGACTGGCATGATTGACCCAATGTCGGCCATGATGCAGTATATCCAATCAGAGGCAAGCCCACCGGGTGACACCTCCAACGCACCGACCGACACCAAGCCCAAGATGAGGAAGGGCAAGAAGAAACCCAGTGACGAGGAAATCAACGACATTGCCAACCGTGCTGTCGAGCATTGGGCACCGCGTGATCGTCGCATGGACGAGGACTTGCAACTCTATCGTCTGACACAGGAGAACCAAGGTAGCGGTGAGGTGGTGCAGAAAAACACACCATATGTCGTGGTCGAGAAGGCTGCACATATGCTGGCAGCACAGACACCGGTTATCTCAGTCATCCCTGCCAAGCAGACCGAAAAGGAGCAGGCACAGAAGATCGAGAACTTCTTGCGCTGGTCGTGGGTACGCTGGAACAAGCGATGGAGACGCTCACAGATTCAAGGATCGATGTGGCACTCCATGGCTCATTTTCTGTGTCTCAGGGGCTGGGCCTCAGCACGCATCTGGTATGACCCAGAGGCTGATCCCGCAACCGACCTACCGATTCGCGTCAAGCTATTCGATCCAAGACAGGTGTACCCGATGTTCGGGGACAATGGTTTGGTGTATGTTATCCACCGCTATTGGACAACCTATGGTGAACTCAATGATGAGTGGGAAGATGCAGCAAAGAAGTTCAAGGATGAGAACCCAGAAGATGCAATCGAAGTTACAGAATACTATGACGAATGGTTCCACGCACTGCAAGTTGACGGTGCATCGATTAAGAAACCGACCGCACACGAGTATGGCTTTGTTCCTTGGATCATTGCCACAGGCAACGGGGCACCTATTCGAGCCACACCAACCGACCAGACCAACTGGACACAAGAGGTCGGTGTGTCGATGTTCCACGGAATCAAGTCCAGCTACCGTTCGCTCAACAAACTGCTTTCGCAACTAGCAACACAGGTAGCCAACGCTGCTCC